TCCAGGAGACATTGGAATCGCTGCAAGTGGAGTTGTCATCTTCAATACAGGCAGTGGTGTTCCCTCAGTATGGTACAGAAGACCAAACAACAGAAGAGGGTTACAATGTCCCGTTCTGGAGCCTCAGGGCGTAGACAACAACAGCAGAACGGCAATGGAGGTCCCAAAACCCCATTGCTTCCAGCAGGAGTCAACAATAAAGCAACAATGCCGCAAGGTGGACGAGGATTTCGCTTTCAAGGAGAGGAGGTGGTTACAGTGCAAAATGTTAACGGCACAGATCCTGGTGAAATTCTATATAATCGTTTGATCTCACCATCTATGGTTAGACGATTAGGAGTCCTTGCAAGTGCATTCCAACGCATAAAGTGGCATGAGTGTAAAATTCGTGTGGTGCCTTTGAATGGATCTACAACAACAGCTGGTTACACAGCCGGTGTTATTGAGGATCCAGAACTAATGGTGCCTTCATCCCGAAAAGAAACTCTCGCATTCCTCACTGCATTGCGTGCTACGATTGTTCGACAAGCTTGGGTTGAAGACAAAACAGGAATGCAAGTTCCTGTCGCGGACCGTCCAGAAATGTTCACACAAACTGGATCGGATGTGAGACGTTATTCTCCAGGTAGGTTTGTTATGGCCGCGGGTGGTAATATCATCAATGGCACATTCCAGGTTTTACTAAAGTATGACGTTACATTGTCTGTCCCCATGGCTATCATATCATCAAATTCAATCGAAACCGAGATGTTAGCTGGTACGGTCTTTGACGGTGCCGCATCTCGTGTGGCTGTTACCCTTCCCCAAACAAATGATGCTCCTGTAGGCATTGGGGAAACTGTGACATTAAGCCGCGATATGATGGTCTCAATCCGAGCAAACCCTATTGCTGATGTCCGTGGACCAGCATCAAGGTTTTCAGTTCTGCGCCAAGGTTCAGTTGGTAAGTTCGGTTTCGTCACTGTTGGCGGAATTGGTGATGTTCTTACCTTTATGCTGGACATCGGTCAGCCTGATGGTACCGTGTATTATCCAACGCGATGGAATGAGCCCCAAGCTGGTGCGCCTTTCGTTGTAGACATAATTGTGGTTGAGAATGCTCCTGCATCTGTCAATGTTTGGGTTAATCCATAAACCAGGCAATCTCTCTAGAATTCGCATGAAATAGGGGTTAGAGAGACAACAC